TTAAGCAATAGGAGGCCGTAAGAGGCTGCCGGAGAAAAGCTCGGAGATCGCTATATTCACTTCAAAAACTGGAGGGTCCAGGAATTTAAAAGCAGGCAAATTCATCAAAGATACACGCTGACTGACCCCGGGATTGGAGAATAGTCCCCAAATTTCCATATGATGACTATGAACGGGTTGATTCGGAGCATGCTGGTGACTGAGATCACTGTTCTCTTTTAAGGAGAGGCTGACCTCATCAGATTCGTGATCAATCGAATTATCATGACTGTGGTCACCATCTTCATTGTGGTCATCATGATGAGCGTGATCCTGATGCACAACATGTAGTACCGTTTTCACATAAGTTAATATGTGAAACGGCAATACAAGCAGCGCAGTGAAGATGTAGGCAAGTACCGTTTTCATATTTCGACCAACAGTTGACGACGCTATAAGGATAATAGCTTCTGAGACTGAGCGCTACAAGTCAAATCAACATAGAAAGTCTTCCGACCTTCAAGTCCTGATTCATGCACTGGAATAAATACTTATGTCATCTTGGTATTTTGCAAGCCAACTTTTTGGGAAAGAATGATGAGCGTTTTTTGGGTAGCAAAAATTCTGGTCTCTGCTTCGATCATTGCTCTTGCGTCCGAGCTAGCTAAAAAATCTTCTTTCGTCGCAGGAATAACGCTGGCCTTGCCATTGACATCCATTCTTGCGCTAATTTGGGTGAATTTTGAGACTGGCGATAAGGACAAGCTCGCCTCACTTGCCTGGAATGTTTTTTGGCTAGTTCCCCCATCTCTAGCCTTTTTTCCAGTCTTTGCAACCCTGGTCAGCCGGAACTTTTCTTTTTTGTTGTCGTTTCTGATCGCTGCAGTGCTTACTGGAATCACTTATATTCTTTACTCCAAAGTCCTTGGTCTTTTCGGGATTCACGTTTAATAGCATAGCCAATCATCTTCCAAGACTTAGTATCAAATATAAAGAAAGGCAGCGAAAATAAAAATGAAAAAGGCCAGAAGCCTTAGCTCCTGGCCTGCCTTAAGGAAAATGATTTAGAAAACGTGAGATAGTGAAGCAAGAATTTCGTTTGTACTAAGTTTAACTTTGGTCAATTCGGTTTTCATTGATTCATCACCAGCGGAATACTTGACCTTGGTATGATCACTATCGAGGGGATTGGTAACCCGATACTCCAGCCCCAGGTTCACGTTTTCCGCCACCTTCATTCTGCCGCCCAGACCAGCATCGTAGTTCCAAACCTGGACATCACCCGGTTTCACCCACATACCTGCATGGCTCTCGCTATTGAGATCGATCATGTGATAACTGGCACCGCCTGCAGCATAGGCGCTAAAATCCCCTGCCTTCAAAAAGTCATAGAAAACCTGAGCTTTCCCGAAGAGGTCGTTGAAGTTTGGCTGATTCTGGCCATGCTGCTGATTGTAGCTAAGATAGCCAAGACCTCCGCCGAGCCGCAAGCGATCAGACAGTTCGTATTCCAAGTTGAGCGCACCGCCATATCCTTTTACAAACCGCGAATTACTGACTTCTTTCGACATTTCCCCGCCATCAGCTGTTGTCAGCTTCTCGTCACCAATCTTCAGTTGCGCCGTCGAATAAATAACCTCGGGCTTGATTGCGAAGGCGCCAGCAAATACTTTTGCGGAACAAATGGCAGCAAGAAGCACGAGCATTCTGTTTTTCATCGAAAAATCCTTGAACAATAATTTTGGGGATCATTCCCCGACATGCAGATACCTAGCAGGCTTTGGTGGGGTTTGGAAAGTGGGCGGGTGCCCATTTCACATTCAGGCAAAAGCGTTATATGTTGGGAACAGTCGCGGAGGACTTTTGAGTTTAGCTCTCTCTCTTATTGAACAATCGCTGTGGGCCATCACCGAGGAAGGTTTAAACACCCTTCTTTCCGTGGCGACCCGAACCAACGATTTAAATGCTCTGGAAAAAAGTCTGGGCCGAAAACCGTCTTATGCACACAGCTCCACTGTGCGGGAAGGCATCGGCATTGTCCCTGTGCAAGGGCCGACCTTCAAACGGGCCAACCTTTTTTCGGAGGTCTCCGGCGCTACAAGCTACGAGATTGTCCTCCGCGATATTCATGCGATGATAAAATCCCCTGAAGTCAAAGCCATACTCCTGAATATCGACAGCCCGGGTGGCGAGGCCAATGGTTGCGCAGAGCTTGCCGATCATATCTTCAGCGCTCGCAAGACAAAACCAATCTATGCATACGTCGGTGGCTTGGGTGCATCGGCAGCATATTGGATTGCGTCCGCCTGCTCCAAAATCTTCGCATCCGAAACCGCCCTCCTGGGAAGTATCGGGGTCCAGACTGTCGTCAGGTCCAAGGAAAAATCCGGTGAAGTCTCTTTCGTTAGCTCCGTGTCTCCCAACAAAAATCGGGATCCGGGGACGGAACAGGGAGCCCAGGAAGTCCAACGCACGGTGGATGACCTCGGAGCCATTTTCGTGCAAAAAGTCGCTCGAAATCGCGGCGTCTCTGCCGAAACCGTTCTGGAAAAGTTCGGTCAGGGATCAATATTTATCGGAGAAAGGTCGCTTGAAAAAGGAATGATCGATGAAATCTCAAGTTTTGAAGGTGCAGTCATGTCTATTGTGAACGAAATCTCAGATCCCCCATCTGAAAATCGCAATGCTGATATTGCGACGGATGCTGGCCGGTCCCCTGCGGAGATTGAAAACGCTCAAATTGAGCGGATCCTGAAAATTCAACAAATTGCGAGTGGACGGGTATCCACAGACTTCGTAAATCAGCTCATCAAGGACAATGTCTCTGTCGGTGATGCCGCCCTGCGAATTCTGACCCATGAGCAGGAAAGCAAAGTCAAGAAAGTCGATCAAATGAAACGGGCAGACTCTGCGCTGTCCAATCTTGACGGAAAACCTGCGCAATCAAATGAGGATGACCTGGATGCCGACTTGCGATTTGCAGCCAGCATTGGCCTTGTGAACCTGAACTAAGAGGAATTTATATGGGATATGAACCAGGCTTCGGCGAAATTGGCGAATATAGACCCCAGGATCTGATCGCGGGGGATTTTCCACTCCAATCGGAAACCATCGTCCTCGAATCAGGTCAGACACTGAAACGAGGCACCCTGCTTGGAAAGAAGACGGCAGGCGGGAAATACGTCATCTCCGCTAAACTCACAGCTGACGACAAGCCCATCGCTGACGGAAGCGAGGCACCTTATAGGATTCTGGCGGAAGACGTCGATGCCAACGCAAGCGATAAGCTAACAATTGCCTACCACACGGGAAGTTTTTACCAAGGCGGAATCACTCTTGGAAAGGGCCATACCATTGCAACAGTTAAACCCGTACTCGAACCAATTTCAATCTATATCAAAGGATAGTGTTTAAGTTTGTCTCCCTCTCTGTATTCGACCTGGTATTTTGATCGCGTCGTCCGCCGTCTCCGTCAACAGCCCCGCTTTTTCTTGAACCGATACTTCCCCACGGAAGTCGTCCACGAGAGCGAAGAAATCCTATTCGATGTTGTGGAAAGCAGCGAAGGCATCTCGCCTTATGTTCATCCGCTGCATGAAGGGAAGATCCTTACTCACAAAGGCTATAAAACCAAAAGCTATAAGCCGGCCTACGTCAAGGAAAAGGTCGTCCATGATCCGGAGCTTCCCCTGAAGCGAATGGCGGGCGAATCTCTTGGTGGATCGATGTCGGCTGAGCAGCGCATGCGCCTCCATGTCATCAACGATGTCAATCGGCTCCGCGAAAGGCTCAACAACCGCTTGGAGGTCATGGCCGCGGAGGTCGCTAAAACCGGCAAAGCAGTCATTAAAGGTGAAGGGTTCAATCACGTCGTCGATTTCGGTCGCGCTGCGGAGCTGACTGTTGATCTCCCGGAAGCGCAAAAGTGGTCGAATCCTGACGTCAAGATCACGGAACTTCTGGAGGAAAAAAGCCAGCTTGTCAGGGATAAATCCAATAACTCGGCCCGTGCAACCGATCTGATCATGGGACCAGGCGCGTGGAACTATTTCCGGGGGAACAACGAGGTTAAAAAAGCTGCCGACCTCCTGCGGAATGTGGACACAACGCTTGTTTTAACCCCCACCCAGCAGTCCGAAGATGTTCAGTACAAGGGACGGTTTGGCGACTTCGATGTCTTTGTACACTATGGCCGCTATCTCGACGATGGAGTCGAAAAGCGGTTTCTTGAGCCGAACGAGGTGCTGCTCACCGGCCAATCCATTGAAGGCGTCAGGCACTACGGAGCGATCAAGGACCTCAAAATCGACAACGGCGCGCGTCCATTTTTTCTGAAGAGCTGGGAGACTGAAGATCCATCTCACCGCTATATCATGATTCAGTCGGCGCCACTACTGGTTCCCTACGATCCCAACGCAACCTGTCTTTTGAAGGTTGCATAGAGCTGAGCTGGCCCCCTGTTGAATCGGTATTTCAGACTGAAGATGGCAGATTGTTTCAGGCAGATTTTTTCGAGTATTCGGACAAATCCTCCCCTGTGAAGCCTTCTGCCTTGAAACTTCATTCGGTGATCCTGGTTCAGCCGGAGGCAGCTTCTGGGCTGACGGAGAGAGTTGCAGTGACGAATGTTGCAACCGCGAGCCGATATCTGATCAAAGAAATATCACATTCGGGTGTCGGCGTTTTCGAAATAACTCTTGAAAGAGTGCAAAACGAATTGAATGAAGCGATCACACATGGGAAATTTTAGAGTCATTCGTAGAAAAATTCGTCAGCGGATTCGCGAAGTCCTTCGGCAGCAGCTGGGGATAAACCGTTTCAGCTCACGCACCGCGGCCCTCTCTGCTGAGGACCTGCCAGCTGCACTCATTTATTTTCCAAGTGAAAGACTTCTGGACCTGCTCGGGGACAGCCAGGAGCGGGAACTGGAGCTAAGGGTCGAGCTCGCCCTGCAGCCGCGAGAGGACCCAGAGGATGAGATGTTCGATCTGGCGGATCAGGTTGAAGACATCCTTCTTTCCGATCCTGGGCTCGAAGCCCTGGTTTCGTCGGTGGACCTTGAGTCGGCGGATTTTATCGTCGACGGCGAAGGTGATCAGGTATTTGCCGCTGCCCAACAGACCTACAGGGTCAGGTATCTAAGCGAGGACCCCAGGCCCGTATGATGCGCGAAATGTCTGAACTTAGCCGCAGAATGGCAAATATGATCCTCCCAGGCGTCATCCAGGAGATCGACCATCAAACTGCACTCGTGCGGGTCGAATCAGGGGAAATCAGTACAAACTGGCTCCCATATTTTCAGCGGCGGGCGTGGAAAACCATCGACTGGGATCCTCCAGAAGTGGGGGAACCCTGCCTTGTGCTCTCGCCAGGCGGTGAGCTGGCTGCTGGCTTTGTGCTAACCGGGCTCTATTCTGAGGAGAAGCCAGCCCCGTCCAAAGACCCCAATCTCATATTGCGGAAATTTAGCGATGGTTTGACATATTCCTATGACCTTGGAACCCACACGCTGACCATGGCGAAGGAATCGGGCCTCACCCTCAAGATAAAAGCCGATCGGTTGGACATTGAAACCGCCAAGGCATCAATCAAAAACGAAAAGGGCGAGCTGATCTCGCTTCTGGCTGAAGTTCTTGGGGTAATCGCAACGTCGAAGACTCCAACCCTTTTTGGTCCGCAGCTCTCCACTGACAATGCCGAGAAGCTGCCGCCAATCAAAACAAAATTGGAAAGCTTCGGAGGATAGGCGATGCCGCTAAAGGGTAGTGAAGAAGTATTGGCCAAGGCCCTCCAGTCTTCAATGAAAGCCGCGAAAACCTATGACGAAGCCTGGCAAAAGTTTGCAGAAATCGTCATAGACCACATTGCTGAAAATGCGATTGCCATTGGCACTGCCCCAAGTGGCGGCGGCCCGATCGTGGATGGGAAGATTCAATGATGGGAATGGATGAAAAGTCCGGGCTTATGATTTCTGGCGAAGAATATGCCCGACAGTGCATCAGACGACTGATGAAAACTCTGAAGCGGTCGATGATCATGTACCGGGAACTTGGGCCGGATTTTCAGCCTTACCTTGCCGCCCCCATGACCGATGTTTGGATGCTGAGTCTTAGCGGTGAACTGATTGACAGCGCAGAAAGCCTGCTCCCTGAACTAAAGGTGCTCATTGTTAACTCGTCTGTGGAAGATGGATCATTGACCACAACAGTGTCTGTGCAGTGGCAGGAATCAGTTTTTACAGTGAGTGACGCTGCTTGACGACCGCTCCGAAAATTGAAGAAGAACTGAATTTTGAAGCCATCTTCGACGAGAAAATCAACCGCTTCACACAAAGTTATCAGACGCAGTTTCCTTCATTCAAAAGGCCTGCACCGGTTGACCCTATCTTTCGTGCCCTTTCTGAGCTGGCAATGTCGGAGCTTATGATTAGGGCTAGAATAAACGCTGCGGGCATGGCTCAGCTTCTCCGATACTCGGAAGATCTGAATTTCCTTTTTTTCGGCATGAGACGTGATGGCGAATCACTCGAAGCGTTCCGGGAAAGAATGAGGCTCAATCTCCATAAGGCATCACCCGCAGGGCCGCTCGAAATGTACCGAAGCCTGGCTCTTGCTTCGGCCAATGAAGGTGCAAGGACCCCTGACGAGTTTTCGGTGCTGGATGCATATGCTGAGACCGTCGATGACAAGGTTGTGGTTCACCTTCAGCCAAACATAAAAATTGAACCGGATATGGCCATCATCTTGAAAAAGGTGGTCGACTTCATTGGCCAGGATCATATCAAGCCGGCATTTGATTTATTCGATGTTGTGGCTGCCGAGTCGAGGATCGTCAATGTCCAGGCAAGAGCCAAACTTGCGCCGGGAAAGGGTCAGGCATTCCTCAACGACTTAAAGGAGGATTTTGCCAAAAAAGTCTGGGAGCGATCGAGGCTGGGCCTCAATCTTCCTCTTTCATGGATTTACTCACAGCTCCATGTCGAAGGCATCTCATCCATATCAATCTTAACGCCAGTCGATGATCTGGAAGCAAAGAAAAATGAATTCATTGTCCTTAACACCATTGTTCTGACACCGGTTACCGCTTGATAGACATCCACTACAGAAAGTTTATTCCAGCCTATTCGCCTGAGGTATCCATTCCAATTCGCGACGGGAAAAATTCCAGGTTTCACGAAGCTTTGCTTTGGGAGTTTGCTCTCGGTGAACTTGAACAATATATCGTTGACGTGGAATTAATATTTCCCGACATCATAAAATTTATGAAGTATCGCGGCACTCTTCACTCGATGAAGCTGGCGCTTTCCTGGGTAGGATTCTCAAATGCAAAAATAATTCGTCTTACCCGGAAAACCTATGAAGTGGATCCAGGCAAGTCATTCAATACCCTCCAGACCAAAGCCATCCAGAGCGCCTGCAGGCAGTCATCTCCTGCCATCAGCACTCTTAAGCGTATATTTCACAATGATTTTTCAGTGAGTTTTTGATTGTCCGATCCAGATTATTTGAACGGAATACGAGTTGTTAAAGGGGGAGATGAGGTTCGCATCATCCTCACCCCTAACCAGGCAGTGGTGGGGGTTGTTGGTACAGCACCCAAGGCGAGCGACGTTCTTCTGCCAGCAGAGACGCCGGTCGTATTTTTTAAAAAGAAGGATGCGCTTGATGCGATCCTGCCTGACCCCAAGCAAGCGACGAATGAAGAGGAAAAGGGTACTCTCCACGCGTCGGTTGAAGCGATCTTCAACCAGCGTACCCGGACGGTTATTGTTGTTCGTTCCAAATCGGAATCGACTGATAACCTGCTCAAGGCAATTGAAAAGCTTTTGGAAGCTGAGGCTTTAACCAACTATAAACCAAAAATTCTTTGTGCTCCTGGGCATACTGCACAAATCCCGACTGACGCCCCGACGCCAACTCCCGTCCCAACACCAGCTCCGACGCCGACCCCAACTCCTGAAAACGATCCGGTACCAACTCCTGAAAACGATCCGGTACCAACTCCGCTGCGCAGCGCCCGCAATGCCGGTATGCCATTGAATATGAAAGCAAAAGTGAATGCCTGAAGTAAACGCCGACCCAATCGCAGGAAAACTGGTTTCCGTAGCAAAGCGCCTCAATGCCATCGCAATTGCAGACGCTCCGGACTCGAAAGAGCAGGACTATCGAAATGCGAACGGCAGTGAACGTCTTTACATCATTAATCCCAAAGCGAAGCAAGCGTCAGATAAAACCTCCCGCTTCGTCCCAGCAAGCGCTCATGCAGCGGGTGTTTTCGGACGTATCAATTTTTGGGAATCTCCTTCAAACCAGGAGATCGAAGGGATTATTGGAACTTCCCGTACAATTTCTTTTGCTCTCGATGATCCAGAATCTGAAGCTCAAAAGCTGAATGCAATCCAGGTTGCAACCATCGTGCGCCTTAATGGTTTTAGATTGTGGGGTATTCGCGGAAGCGGAATCCAGACAGATCTCAAGACAAACCAGATTCAAAAGGTCAGGATTTCTGATGCCATCAAAGAGGCGTTGATATCGTCCCACCTTTATGCGGTCGCGCGTAATTTAACACGGACATATTTCGAAACGGTTGTTGCAAGCGTGAACAAATATCTTGGCGATTTGCAAACTACTGGAGCAATTGCAGGTGGCACCTGTTACGCCAAGGCGGAAGCGAATACTCCCCAAAATCTCTTTGATGGAAAAGCCTGGTTTGTGTACGAGTTCACTCCATCGCCTGTGTCGGAAACACTGACTTTCGAGGAACAAATCACTGACAAATATCTTGCCAATCTCATCGCTTAAGGTTCCATTTTTTGCCACTTCCCAAGTTTTTAAAGAATTTTAATGTCCAGATTAACGGATTTGATTATAAGCTACGCGCCGAAGAAATCACTCTCCCGAAGATTAAAATCAAAACAGAAGAGTTTCAGGCTTCGACCATGCATGGACCGGTGGAGGTAGGCGTCTCGCTGGAGAAGCTTGAGTCCACCATCAAGCTCCTGGAAATTCCGTCAGAAATCCTGCTTGCAACGGGATTTTCGGTCGGTGGAAACGTCACAACGCTCGTTACAGGCGCACGCCAGCGGCAGGGGTCGGAAGCTGAGCCCATGACCGCAATCATGCAGGGGTGGATCAAAGGGCTCGACTTCGGCACATGGAAGGCAGGGGATGTCAAAGCCGCAAACCTCACGATTGAGATGTCTGTTTATCGATACTCCTTCAAACTTGAAGATGTTCCGCTTATCAATATCGATTTGGAAAACGGGATTCAATTCATATCGGGCGTTGACTATGGTGATTCTGTTCGCAAAGCACTGAGAGTGTAATGGAAATAAAATTAAAATGGCCATTTGAATACGAAGGCATTCGCTACGAGTCAATTAAGGTACCTGACTACATTCAGGTTGGTCATCGGCGGATATACGCGAAAAGCAAGGATCTTGAGAAAGAGGACGCGGGCATTACGCTTTGCGCTACGCTGTGTGAAATTCCTGAGAAAGCGTTTGATCGCTTATCCCTTGATGACTTTGAAAAGGTGACAGGCGCAGTCAGGGATCTATTTAATTCCGCAGGCCAAAAAAAACAGAAACCTCAGCCGAAGAAAGGAACCTCGCGCGCGTCGTGAGGCTTCTTCATAAAGAATATGGATTTTCTGCGAGAGAGATTCTGTCGATGAGCGAGGATGATTGCCTATATTGGTTGTCATCTCTCGACCAATCAGGATCTGCATCCGCTTCTTCTGAAGACGACGTCTGGGTAAACGACGAGTGAATTCCAAAAAACAGGTAATGATTGAGATCGCGGCGGGCTTTCAAGGCTCGTTCGATTCTGTCTTCGCGTCAGCCGGTGAACGAATTGGAAACCTTAAGAAAAAACTTTCCGAGCTTGATCTTGCGTCGAGAAGTGTTTCCAGCCTGAAAGAACTCCAGACTGCGACAGAGCAGTTCAAGTCCAAGATTGAGGACGCTCAAAAAGTTATTCCGGGACTCGAGGATTCCCTGACAGCTGCCGCTCAGACCCAGGAACTGCAGAAGAGAAAAACTGCGGAACTCAGGACTGAAGTTGAAAAGCATCTTGGTGTCTTGAAAGATGCCAAAGCGAAAGAGGCTGCACTGAAGGATGAAGTCAGGCGCCTTTCAGCAGCCAAAGCGGAGCAAAAGACTCGATTCAAGGAAGCCAAAGCGGCAGTCAAGACGCTGGGTGACGCTTTTGAGCAATCGAAGGCGGCCTACTGGAATCATGTGGAAGCCACAAAGCAGGCTGTACTCGCATCCAAGCTCAATTCAGAGCAGATGGCTGCGGAATCTGCCAGGTCCAGCAATCTTAAGATGGAGTTGAACAAGAGCCTGCAGGCATACCTAACTGCCAAGGAAAAGCTTCCCGAATACAGAGCTGCCGTTGAAAGAACCACCACCGCTCTCATCGAACAAAAAGTTCTCGTTGCCAATGTTACGAGCGGAATCAAATCTCTAAGTCAGTCCTATGCCTCTTCCAAAACAGCGCTGGTGGGACATAAAGCAGCCGTGGAAGTGGACAATAAAGCTCTGGTTCAGAACGGTCAGCACGTCGACCAGCTCAAAGCCAAACTGGACAACGCTGAAGCTGAACTCAAAGAAAACACGGCAGCGTTCGAGAAGCAAACGGCAGCTCTTAAAAGCTATGAGCATGCCTTGGAAGCGGCGGGTCATGAGGTCAAGGACCTTGCCAGACTTGAAAGCCATCTAGCCCAGGAAACCGCCAGGACTCAAAGGTCACATGATCTCGCAAGTCGCCGAAAGAAGGCCGCTGACCGGGGCAGTGAACTCCGGGGAGACATCGTTGGCGGTGCGTTTGAGTTGACAGGCCTGGCATTAACTCTCGGAACGCCCATCAAAATTGCTGCTCAATTTGATCATGCGATGGCCAAAGTCGGGGCGCAGACAATGGCAACGGCAGAGGAAATGAAGGTCCTTACCCAGGAAGCGAGGCGATTGGGTGACACCACTGTTTTCTCGTCTTCCGAGGCTGCTCTTGCGGAGTCCTATCTTGCCACGGCAGGCTTTGGTGTCCAGGACATCGTTGATTCTCTCAAAGGCGTGCTCGACCTGGCAGCCGCCGGGGAGGTTGGCCTGGGTGAAGCTGCAGAGATGGCGAGCAATATGCTCGCAGGATTCAAACTGGATGCCACTGATATGGTACGGGTGGCCAACGTCATGACTGCGACATTTATTTCGACAAACACTAACCTGACCGGGTTGGCAGAAACCATGAAATATGTGGCACCCATAGCCAGCGCTCTTGGAGCCTCGATCGAGGAGGTGTCTGCGGCTTCTGGGCTTTTGGGAAATGTAGGTCTGCAAGGTTCCATGGCTGGCACGGCTCTGAGAGCCATGTATCAGCGCCTAGCATCACCTCCTGCCGCAGGCCGCGAGGCCTTGAAGCAATTGAATGTCACTCTTCGGGATGCGCACAAGAACCTCCTGCCTCTGCCGAATATTCTCGAGCAGCTCGACAAGCAGCTTGCGGGAAAAGGTACGGCAGAAAGGGCCAAGTACATCAAAGACATTTTCGGAGAGGAGGCTGCGGCAGGCGCCACTGAGCTGCTCGGCGCTGCAGGGTCTGGAAGTCTCAAGTTTGAGATCAAAAAGCTTGAGATGGCACCGACCTTTCGCGCATCACTGAAGTATCTGCAGGACAGCATGACCTCGGCTGATTTGAAGGTTTTGGAAAATCGGTTTGGCATTGCATTCAAGGAAGGCATGTCCAAATCAGCCAGGATCACAGAATTGTCAAAAGCTTTCACCGGGCTGAAAGGAAACGATTTTGAGAAGCGGTTTGCTGAGATTTTCCGTTTTACCCCGACTCTTGACAAGATGGAATTGGATCTGGATACCAAGGCAGCTCAGGCGAAGCTCAAGGAACTAAAAATTGATCGTCGCGGCGGGGATAAAAAGGACAAATCTTTCGATCAGTTGACGAAGGAAGTCGAAGTGGCTCTGGCTGCCCTTCCCGAACCGAAGCGACTGGAAGCCATGTCTGTGCTGTTCTCAAGATCCAAAAATGAAATGCGAGCCTTGATGCAGGAGGCAGCGCAGGGCGAACCTAAATTCAGGCAGCTTACGGACGCTCTTGAGAAGACAAACTCAGCTCAAGAGATATCAGAGAGGCTGAATAATACTGCTATTGGCTCCTGGAAAAACCTACAGTCCTCGGTCGAAGCCGTTGCAATTTCTGCCGGAACAATCTTTTTACCAAAACTTGCTGAAATGATGAAGGTGCTGGCAGATGGCGCACTTAAGGTTTCTGGTATGGTGACGGAGCATGAAAACCTTGTGGCAGTAATCGGATACTTTGGTGCTGCTCTCGCTATGAGCAAAGCTGCCATGATCAGCTATAAGGCTGTACTATGGGCGCTCAGCGGTGCGCTTGAAATTATAACGTTCGCGCAAACAGCTCTAAATGTTGTTATGAATATGAACCCGGTGGTTGCGACGATTACAGGAATGGTTCTCCTCATTACTGCAATGTGGGCGGCTATCAAAAACTGGGATTCAATCATGCAATGGCTAAAAGATGCAAAGAAATGGATTGCTCTTTTCTGGGAGGAAGATCTCAAACCAATCATGAAGTCCATTGGTGAGTTTCTTTCTTTTGGAGAAACCCGTGACCTGAAGTTTTCCAGGAAAATAGAGCTTGAGGAAAGCGGGCAGGCATTCCAAAGCCGCATCCCTGAGATTTCTCAAAGAACGCTTCAGGACGACAGAAATCGAAACCAGACTTTTAACCTGCAGCAAAAATTTGACATCTCTGTGCAGGGTGAAGATGCGCCCCAGCAGACGGTAGCCAGAATAAAAGATGAAATGAAAACCGGATTCAAAAGTTCGGTGTTCAGCTATGCAGATCCCTTGAGTTTCTAACCCTGGATATCAACCTGATACAAACCGGCTTCCTTGCGAAGCTTGGGGACTTCGTCTTCGAGCCCAAAGGGATTGCATTTCAAAAATTTGATTGGGAGTCCACTTACAACTGGGCTGAAATAAAAATGGTTGGCTCGCATCCGCTAAGGCAGTTTCTTGGTGTCAATGGCGAGAGAATTTCCATTTCTGGCATCTTCTATCCGCACTACCGCGGCAAGCTCAGTCATATGTCAGATCTCAGAGCAATGGGCGCAGCAGGAATCCCTTACCGGTTCATCGCCGCTGACAGTGACAGCGCCCAGAACCTTGGCCGGAAGATCATTAAATCTGTGAAGGATGGAAGGACAATCTTCACGAGCGACGGCAGACCTTTGAGGGTGGATTTTACAATCGAATTGGAAAGTTATGTCCAGGATTTATGAACTCAGGGATGGCGACGAACTCGACCTTATTTGCTTTGAACACTACGGCTTTTCCAGAGGCTCGGTCGAGGCAGTTCTCAAAGCTAACCCCGACAAATTGAGCCTATTTGATGATTTTGGACGGGTGCAGACGCTCGACAAGCCTGAATCGATCCTTCTGCCAGATGTGCCCGAGCCAGTTCGAATCGATACACCCAGAAGGCTATTCAACTGACTACCCCCATGTTTCGCATTACTGCGGATGGCAAGGATCTGACTGATAGGATTCGGCAGAGGCTGGTCAGCCTCACTGTTAAGGACGGATCTGGCCTTGAAAGCGACTGCATTCAGCTTCATCTATTTGACGACCCACCGCTCGATCCTCCGAAGGAGGGAACCCGAATTGAGATGGCCCTGGGTTACAATGGGCAGCTCTTTGATGTTGGACGCTATGCCAGTCGCCCAATTTCCCTTAAAGGACCGCCGGCAATAGTCACGGTGGAGGCAAGTGTCCTCGACTGCTTCCCGACGCTTCTGGAACCGAAAAAGCGATCCTGGCGGCCTGACACCCTCACCAGCGTCGTCTCCAAGCTGGCGAAGGAGAATGGTCTTATCGCGTCTGTCGATAAGAGCTGCGACCTTATCCAAGTCCCACACGAGGACCAGACTGAAAGCGATTCGGCTTTTTTAGCCAGAATCGCCGACCACTATGAATGCATCTTTAAGGTCCAGCGCGATCATCTCATCTTCTATGACCGGGATTCCAAGGTCACACCCTCTGGCAGCTCTATCAGACCCGAAAAAATCAAGGGCATTGTCGACTACGAATTCAAATATTCGAGAGAGCAAATTTACTCCGGTGTCAAGGCTTCCTGGTGGGGGCATGGGGCCACAAAGCATCGAACGGTTTTGGCTGGCAAAGAAGGAAAGGTATTTGTATTAAAGTTCTTGTTGAAGGATGAGGCATCGGCGCGGGATGCTGCAGAAGCAAAGCTCAGAAAATTAAAGCGGCTCTCGACGAACCTCACCTTTTCCATTCCTGGCAATCCGCTGCTTTTCTCAGGCGGACGATGTTTAATCGAGAAAGTTCACCCCCTGCTGAACCGCGAATGGGTGATAGCTTCCGTCGAGCACACACTCGACAATAACGGTTTCATTTCAAAAGTAACTGCAGAAGGAAACGCTTCTTTATGAAAGCCATTGCACTTTTTTGTCTAATTTCTCCATCAATTCTTATGGCTGCGGATGAATTTCCGGACAAACGCCTGCCGGTTGACGAGAACATCTGGACTTCCAACGAGTTTGTTAACGCGACCAGAGGACGGGATATCGTTATCCGGCGCTTGCCAGCCGCCAACAGTCCTTGCAACAACCCCGATAAATGCCCGCCCGCCGTCATCATCGATACGGAAAAAGGCAACATGAACGTCAAAGGCAAACTTAATGCCGATGCGCTCTATATCGGTGGGCAGCCAATTATCAATCAGAAAGGCGAATGGCAGGGTAGCACAGAAAATCTTCAAGGTCCTCAAGGTGTGCAAGGTCCAAAAGGCGACACTGGCAATGGCTGCACGATCACCCAGGACTCAATTATTTGCGGGGAGTCAATCGTCACGCTTGAAACTCTGCGAGGACCCAAGGGAGATCGTGGCCTCCAAGGGATTCAAGGACCGCAGGGCATTCGTGGACCGGAAGGTGTCCAAGGTCCTCAAGGGGATACCGGACCAACGGGGCCGCAAGGCCTTCAAGGTGCGAAAGGTGACAAGGGAGAATCCTGCAAGATTGAAAATGGGTTCATCGACTGTGGCGGCTACAAGAAGGCCACCGAGGAATTGAGAGGACCGCGCGGTTTTCAGGGTGAAAAAGGCGATAAAGGCGATACCGGCCTTAAAGGGGATAAGGGCGATTCCGGGGCCAAAGGCGACAAAGGTGAAACGGGCGATACTGGAAAAAAAGGCGATACTGGTGTCACTGGCCCCCAGGGGCCCAAAGGTGACAAAGGGGATCAAGGACAACAAGGCCCCAAAGGTTCATTTGCCGGATGCCATTCAGTTTATGCCGATTCTCAATTAATCAACGGGTATTCTATCGCCGCAGAGTGTCCAGTTGGCGAAATCATGACTGGCGGTGGTTGCTATACCGGGGCAGCTCCAACGGACGAAGTATATATTCAAACCTCACTTCCAGCGTCGGAAGATAATTTCTATCAATGCGACTACTACGCGAAAGCGCCGTTCAACGGAAATATAAGAATCACTGCAGTGGCAGTTTGCTGCAAACTGAATTGAAGAAAAAAGATGGTTAAATCATGAACAAACATTTTGGGTGGATTCCTGACTCGAAGGATGAGCGGGATCGAAAATACAGCTTAAAGCGTTCAGTGAATCTTCTCTCGAAAGTGGATTTTCGGGATCGTTTCCCTCGGGTTTGGAATCAGGAAACTCTCGGTTCATGCACCGCCCACGCAGTAGGTGCAGCCTGTCTTTACCAGGATATTTACGATGAAGACAGTTCTATCACGGTGCCGTCTTTGCTTTATATCTACTATATGACCCGTGCTCTTGAAGGGTCTATAGGTATCGATGCCGGAGCAACGATCAGGAATACCGTGAAAGCCGTGGTGAAATTCGGTTATCCACTCGACGACCTCTGGCCATATAAGATCAGCGATTTCAGCAAAAGACCGGACGAGAATGTCATCAGATCCGCTGCCCGTGAAAAGGTTTCCTACTATGAACGCATTGATAGGGATCTTTCCCATATCCAGGAAGTTCTGAGCCGCAGTGATCCGATTGTGTTGGGTTTCACTGTCTACGATTCCATTTACGGGCAGGATGTTGAAAAAACCGGAGTTATCCCAATTCCGAAGAAAAAAGAAAAAGTTCTTGGCGGCCATGCTGTGCTTGCTTGCGGATATGATAATGAACGACAAGCGCTCATCATCAGGAACAGCTGGGGCGAGGACTGGGGTGAAAAAGGATACGGATACCTCCCCTTCGACTACATTTCCGATCCAAAACTGTCTGCTGATTTTTGGACTATACATTAAACTTCACCGCCCTCACTAGTGAGGGCTTTTTGTTGCCGAGGTTGATAAATACATGAGTTTGCGCAAAACATTTCAGCGACAAGTTTCCCGTTCTGATGGTAAAAAAAAGAATGAGGGAGTAACTTCGCCTCTGCCGATCTTTGACAATTTAGAGAACGAACAACTCTTAACTGCAGAGCAGCTTGCCGAACGACTGAATATTGCAGTTAAGACTGTACAAAAATGGAGATATGAGAAAGTCCTGCCTGCAGAAGCGATGGTGAAGTTGCGCCATCAGGTTCGCTATCGGTGGGGAATGGTTTTGCGATGGCTTAATTCAAAGGAGAATTGAATGAGCATCCAAAAGACCATATATGGAACGTATCAAGTTCGTTGGCGTGAAGGCGGGAGACATCTTGCCGAAACATTCGGCTCAAAAATTGAGGCTGTTCAATTCGAGGCCGAAAAGAAATTAAAAGCCAGAAACCCGGCCTTGTTCGCAGTATCGAGCCTAGCCGAAGCTGTGTCTTTCAGCGAATTTGCAGCAATTTGGCTTCGAGATTACGGAGCAGTTTACAAAAAAGAGCGCTCCCTGATTCTCGATCGCCAGCATATCAGGGACTACCTAGGTCCTCGCTGGGGAAGTCAATCGATTGACTCAATTTCGAAACGCGATATAGCAAAATTGCAAGGCGATCTTGTAGAGGAAGGTCGGTTAAGCGCGAAATCGGTAAATATTATCGTTGGACTCGCTCAAAAGATCTTTCGTACCGCCGTTCAATGGGACTATATCCGAGCAAATCCAGCTCAAGACGTCCTTCCAATTAAGGTCCCTGAAAATGACTACGATTGGTGGACCTTTGCAGCTCGGGATAGGTTTCTAAGTTGGGCGAAAGCGAATGATCCTGAGCTGCATGCAATCATTGCATTCGCAATAAACACAGGACTTAGGAGAGGCGAGATAGAGGGCCTTTTGCGTGATTCTATAGACTTTGAAAGAAGGTTCATAATTGTCAAACGCAACTACTGCTCCAAAACCAAAACCTTATACGAGCATACCAAAGGTAAAAAAATCCGGCGTGTTCCAATGAACGATCTTGTCTTCTCAATACTGAAGGAAAGGTCAATGCTGCCAAGTCTTGGTCAGCTATTTCCTGCTGACTACGATCATCTGGTAGAAAGATGGTTCAAACCAGCACAGCTTGAGGCATTCGTGGACATAATTACGTTTCATGATCTTAGACATTCCTTTGCTTCACACTTGGCAATGTCTGGGGTAAGCGTTTTCGATATCCAGAAACTCCTTGGGCACGCAGACATCAAGACCACGATGCGCTACATGCACCTAGCTCCCGATCACTTGAGCGGCATTACTGACTTGCTTTTGCCTAAGGATAACTTATTAAAAAATTCTAAACAGAGAGTTTTATGA